TGATCTGTCCCCTTAGGACGATGCGCCGAAGATGATGATGTCGTAATCGACCGATGAACCGGCGCCGTTCACGACCTCGATCAGGTCAGCCGTCGCAGCCGTCACGACGATTCCTGCCGCCGTCGGCCAGAACTCGATCAGCACACCGCCGGGAACGACAATGTTGCTGTCCCCTGCCGCGGTCATCCACGGCACACCGTTGGCCGCAGGCCTGCCGACCGTGATGTTCTGCGCTCCGCGGTTGCGGACGATGATGCCCTTCACCCGGGCCATCGCCACCGCCACGCCAAGCGCGTCGACCAGACCGCCGCCCGTGGCGACGTCCAGCGTGTCCGTTGTGGACGCTGCGAGCGTGCGCCGGTCCGACCACACCACGTTGGCCGCGTTGAGTCCTGCTCCGCTGGTCAGCTCCAGAAGGTACTGAAACGACTGCAGGGCCGCAGGTGTGACGAGATCGAGCGCGTTGCTCAGCGTCGAGTTGACGCGCAGGTTCGCCGTGGTCGTGAGTGTCATGGTCCCCTCCTATCCCTGCTTGGTTCCGAGCCAGTCAACGGTGCCGGTCTCGTCGTCGGTCCGGCGGATGAACTCCCACGTAGCCGGACGGCCGGGCATGTTCACCCACGTCGCCGCATACTCGTCGAAGCCACAGTCAGCGACGTCCTGCGCCGGGTGGGACGGGACCGGGGCCCCGTCCACCGGCAGGACCAGCGTGTGGCCCAGAACGTCGCTCATCGGCCCTTGACCTTCTGTACGGCCAAGAACACGGCTGCGTTCTTCGACTCCCACAGATCATGAATCGCGGCAACCAACCATGTCTCGTCCGGAAGAAGATCGACGAGCGCCTGCGCCGCTCCGGCGTAGGCGGCCATGACCTCCCGGGGAAGCCCCTCGGGGAGGTGTTCGTGGTCGAAACAGTGCCGGTACTTCTGCACTGCTGGCCAGCGCCCTTCGTCGATGATCAGCATCACGCCGCCGTGTGGCGCACAGCCGCGAGGCCGACGGCGCGGAGCACGCGGCACGCGAAGTAGCCGAACAGCGCCAGGTCGATGAACGCCGGACCGTTGCGCTCCTCGAAGCGGAACATGAGGAGCGCCGACTCCCAGGCCCAGACGTCCTGCGAGTTCAGCTCGATCACGTCGGGGTCACCGGCCGCGTTGCCCGTCATGCTCCACGTGGGCTGGTGCAGCAGGCCGTCGACACGGTAGCCGCTCTGCATCGGCGACGAGGTGCCCACGACGTTCTGAGGCGCCTCGTACGGCAGCAGGGGACGGTTCGCGCCGTCCACAGCCGAGGCGTAGGCCGAGGCCGCTTCCTGGGAGATGTGGGCCCGGTTCGCGGCACCGAAACGCCGGAACGGGTAGAGCGCGTTCATGGCCCGCACACCGGCCAGCAGTTCGTCACCCTGGCCGGTCGTGGTCGACACCTGCGCGCCGGACGGGACGAAGCCCGCGGTGATCGTGCCGCCGACGCCGTTCGCGCCGCTGAGCTCGGTGTAGACGATCGCCTCGGTCTGCTGGGAGTAGGCCTCCTGCATCGCGGCGACCGCGATCGCGTCGATGGCCGGGTTCGCGGAGTCGACGATTTCGCGAGTCAGCGTGAACTTGCCGCTGATCGCGGTCGGCGACACCGTGGCGATGCCAAGGTTCAGCGTCCCGTCCGACGGGTTGACGCCTTCGACGTGCTCGGCGGTCATGCCCGAGCTCGAGACGTACTTGGGGATGTTGAACGGGGTCGCGTCCGAGAGCGTGCCGCGGCTGACCGAGCTGACCAGGGGACGGCCCTGCATCAGCTGCGTCACGAACAGCTCCGGCCGGTAGCCCGGTGGGATGACGGCCGACGCGGTGCCGGTCGTCGCGCCGAACGCCAAAGCGTCCATCGCCTTCTTCGACGCCTCTTCGGTCTGGCGCGAGAACTTGCGCAGACGCTCGCCCGCTTCGTGGTCACCCTCGGTGCGGTGCTTCCACGTGTCGCGGACCAGGGAGAAACCCTGGCCGTTGAGCCGGTAGACCGGCGCCTCGGTGACCTCGGTGACACCGGCGCCCGCCTTGACCACGGCACGCTCAGTGCCCGGCGCCGGGAGCGCGTCAACGATCGGCTTGAGGACCTCGGTCAGTGCCGGGCCGAGAGCCTCCGCGAACGCAGCAGCGTTGGCCTGAGCCTGAGCCTGCCCGGCCGCGAACGCAGCCTGAACCTGCTCGGCGGTGTAGGCAGGACCTGCGAGTGCAGGCGGAACGCCGGTACCCGGCGGGACCCCCTGCACAGCAGCCTGCGCGGTCGTACCGTTCATGTTCTGCCCTTCTCTGGTTGCCGCGACGTACGCCGTGCGTGCGTCGTCAAAGGACGGAATGGCGGTCAACGCCACTTTCCGCAGGGTCGCCGAGTGCACAAGACGCACACCAGGCTTCGTGGGGTGCTCGGTCCAGCCGTCGGCCTGGCCGGAGAAATCAACGAAGACGCTGAAGCCGTCCCGGATTCCGTCGACCGCGTCCATCAGCATTTCGGACGCTCGAGCACCACGGCCGAACTTGAACTTTGCGAAGTAGCCAACGTCCCGCTGGTCGATCAGCGTGGCCACGCCGAACTCCGTGCCGTCCTTGTGGTCGTCGTCCAGCTTCACGCGGCCGAGGGCGGACCAGTGCAGCGAGTTCGGGGCGAACTCCCACTGTCGGCCCGCCGACCACGCAACCTGGTTGAACGGAAGGATCATGCCCGCGGCGACGCGCTTCTCACCGTCGGCGCGGAACTCCAGCTCTTCCGGGATGTTGTCGAGTCCGAAGCTCAGCGAAACACCCTCGGTGTCCGAAGTGGACAGTCCGACCGGTGCAACTGCGGGTGCCTGCTGGAATGCCTGGGAAAACCCGACCGCCATGCTCGTGTCCATTGTGGTCTGCGCCTTTGCTGGCGTGCCCGTCTGGGCTGGGATATTACGCGGTACGGCGGTCGGGGGCTTCTGGGTCTGTTCTGCCAAGCGCGCCAGCGCCTTGCGGACGCTGTCGACCGGGATGCGTTCGACTTCGGCGATGCGTTCCGGCGTGTAGACGCCGATGTCGATTCCCGCGCGGTAGGCCTGCAGGCGGGAGAGCGTGTCCGAGCGTAGAAAGTTGCTGTAGTCGTACACGGCCCGGCGGCCAGGCTGCGACACGTCGTTCATCTTCAGCCGGTCCTCGATCGCCGTCACGTACATGAGCAGCGTGAAGTCGATCAGGTCGAGTCGGCGCGTCTCGCTGTTCGCATAGGTGCGGCTCGTTGTGCTGACACCGAGCTCTTCCGGATCGACACCGCCGAGGCGCGCGATCTCCAGCACCGCCTGATCCCGCTGTGCCGTAAGGGCCATCTGCTCCGGAGACCAGGAAAGCGTCTGCGCTTTCATGCCGTCCATGTAGGCCCATGCGCGACGCTGCGTCTGCTCCTCGAAGTGGTCCATCATCGCGTCGACCTTCTTCTGGTCGCCCGGCGCGTAGTCCTCGCTCGCAGGGGTGAAGAAGCCGAGAGGCATGGGGTTACGCGCGTAGCGCGAGGCCGCGCGGCCGAGCAGCAGAGCCTGCCGAATCGCGGCGGCACCGGCGGTCAATAGGCCGTCGGTGGGGTTGTCGAAGCGGATCAGCTGCGCATCGGGTACGAAGCGCCAGGCCTGCCCCTGCGCGCTACCCGTGGATTCGTTGACGTAGACCTTGCCCTCTTCGCGCACCGCCACCGAGCGCGGATCGAGCCGGACCACCTTCGAGGGGTAGCCGAAAGCGTCGTACTCGGTGATCCTCCACCATGCGTACTTCTCGAGGAGCATGTCTTCGATCGTGTTCGTCATGGTGATCGCGCGCGGGATGTCCGCCTCCGGCTGCTCGAGCAGCTCGGAATCGACACGCCGGTTGTTCCCGTCGATGAAGTGCGGCTCGAAGGTGCCGAGGGTGCCTGCGATCAGGTCCCGGACGCGCTTCACAGCGGGCACTTGCATCGCCGTGGCTCGGTCGATTCGAGGTTCGTTCAGCCCGTCGAACGACATCAGGCCAGTGATTTCCGGCGGCGCGTTCAGCGTGAAACTCAGGCTGTTCGACCACGACTGCTGGTCAAACCGGGGGCTCTCCGGAGACGACGGAGCCCGGAACAACCCCCGAAGCTGCTCGAATGCACCCATGTCCCGCATTATCCGTCCTCTTTTTCGATCGGCGAATTCTGGCCGTCGGAGCCACGCGACGAGGGCACAACAAACTCCCGCCGGGGCTCGACCGATCGAGCCTTGTGTGCCGCGCCTGCAGCCGCGTAGGCGCCGTCACAGTGCGCCGCATCGCGCCGGGTGAAGCGCCACGCGTCACCAACGGGGAGTTTGTCCGCAGACAGCGCGTGCTTGCTGAGCAGGTCGTTCGTTGCCCAGTCCTGATCTTCGACGTCGGCGCCGTGCAGCAGCCGTCGGCCGTTCACCAGGGACGCGAACCCCATGCACGCCGCAGGTGCGTCTCCCCGCACCTCCTCGATCGACACGCCACGCGGCGGCCACGGAGCCTCATCCGCCCGCCGACGGCGCTTCTCCATCGCCGCGGCCACCGAGGCAGCCGGACCGCCGGGGAAGAAGACCACGGCTACCGGCTTGTGCTTCCGCACCAGGCCGGGCAGCTGCGCGCCGAGCTGATCCGCGCAGTTCGGGCCCTCCCAGGAACGCACCACGTCTACAGCGATCTTGTACCCGCGCTCGAGCGTGTCCGCGATGTCCTGGGGTGTGCCGTCCAGCGGTACCACCGAGCCTCCCTCGATCGGCACGCGCACAGCCGCGTAAAGCGTCGCGTGCTGTTCGTCGATCGAGACGTCGAAGCAATAGACCAGGGTGTTTCGGTTCTGGCGGATGAGCTCGGCGACGGACTGCCCTGCAGCGCACTCGCGCCACCCGACGGGGTCGATCGCGGGATCGGTCTGCGCCACACGCATGCACATGATCTCGATCTTGAACCCTGCAAGTTCCTTTCCGCCCTTGATCTTCACTCGAGCCGCCTCACCGAGCAGCGTCGGCCAGTCGATCCGGTGCCCGACGTTGGGGTTCGCCATGGCCAGGGCGTTCGGGTCCTCGGGGTCGGAGCCCTCGGGGCAGCTCCACTCGAAGATGCCGAGTTGGGGATCACCGATCCCGGTCTTGATGAACTCGTGAGCGCTGTCCTGCAGGCTGTGCAGCGGCTCGGAGCGGTAGTCGCCCTGGTTGGACAGCAGCCACGCCTGCGCGTCCCACACGGCGTTCTGTGTGGGGATGGCCGCGTTGTACGCATTCCAGTCGTACTGCCGACGGAATTCGTCCATAATCAGCCGGTCGATGGTCAGAGACCGACCGGCATCGTCGTTTGCCGCGGCGATTTTGTATCGCGAGTCCTGATATACCGGGTCCCCGCTGATGAGCAAAGGTTCGCCGTCATCGTCGTAAACCGGGTGCTTTGCCAGAAGCGTGACGCTACCGTTTTCTAGCCGAACTCCGCCCTTTTTCGGGATTCTCGGGCCCAAATAGCGGTTCTGCTGGGCCATATCCTTAGCTTTTGCCCACGCTTCTTTGGCGTATTCGACTTTGGATGAGACACCCAAAACAACGGCTACCTGCTGAACGAACAGCCAATACAAAGAAAGGATGACGAGTAGCTGCGTCTTACCATTCTGGCGAGCAACCAGCACCAGAACCTTGCGAAATCTAGGCTTTCCGTTGGGCTGCAGCTCCATTGCGTGAATAAGCAGCCATCGCTGCCACTTATCCGGCGGAAATCGCAGGATATTGCACGCGAAGTCGATGACGTTGAATCCGAGCGAAGTCTCAGGGGTCAGCCCGCATCCGCACTCGCAGCGACAAATACACGCCTCTGTGGCCCTCGGAAACTCGATAACCCCGTTCTCCACGACAAAATCAAGGCAGTCGCAGGGTCCGGGGTCCTCATCGACAAGCGGTGGGGTGAAAACCCTAGGGATTGTGTGGCCGAGGGGTAGCTCTCGCGTTTCTGATTCGAGCAAGTTCATCTGTGGGTTTCACCGCCTTCTTCGTGTCAGAGGCACCTGAGCCCCCAGGATCGGGCTTTCCGACGGCCTGGCGGCTCCGTGGTGTCATTCCGAGGTCGGTGAGCGCCTGATTCAGCTTCGGACCGAGCTGCGCCAGGACGGTGCTCTGCTCGATCCGCGTGATGACCCTGCGCAGGCGGTCGATGACCTGGGGGTCCACGGGACCCATGCGGTGCCGGTACAGGTCCTCCACCACGCGCTGAGCGTCCAGCGCGACCGCGGCGGCTTCGTCGATGTCGCAGGCGTATCTGCGGGCCAGGGCACGGAGCGCAGCGTCCTGCGGGGCGATGGCCGTGAGGGACTGCAGCGCCGTCTCCAGGGCCTCGGCGATCGGTCCGAGGGGTTCGAGGTTACCCACGGTCGCCCCACTCCTGCAGAGCCCCAGAACGGGCCCTGATTGTCCACCTGCGGCCCGATCGGGGGCCCGGCGCCTCCACGCTCGCCGTGTCGGCCGAGAGGCTCTCAGCGGCGATCTCAGGCCCCTTTGCGGGCACTACTCCATCCGCCGGAGAGAGAGAAAAAGAG